GAGATGTTGGCTGCTGCGGTAGGATCAAGACCAACGATTGGCTGTTGGATGGATTGACCATATTGGGCGGCGGCAAGGTTCCTGTTGAAGGTGTTATCGCTGCCCTGACGAAGAAGTTGCAGCTGGTTCAGGAAGTTGGACTGATTATTGAAGGCTGTCCCCGTATTGAACTGGCCAAGTTCCATCTCCTGACCGCCTATCTGGGACGCTTGGGCAAGCCTTTGGTTGGCTAGGTCTAGGCTGGTAAGCCCAAGATCGCGGGTTGTAAGGTCTCTTCCAAGATTCAGGTTTCCGGTTGCAGTTCCGGATTTGGCCAAAGCCTGACGGGTCACGAGATTCTGGACATCCTGAGGAATCTGACCACCAAGGGCAAGATTGGCCTTGGCCTTGGCAATTGCAGCCTGAAGAAGTGGGCTCTGGAGAGGTCCAGCAACGGGTTGTCCGAGCTGGTTAAGCAACATCTGGTTGCCTTGGTTGACACCGGCGTCTCCTCCAAGACCCTGAAGAACCCCATTATTGGCTGCGGACCTTAGTTGGGGTACTTCTGGAGTTAGGCGCTTCTCAAGGGCGGCTGACTCCATGGCGTTCTGCTGAGCGATCCTGCGCGTCTGCTCATCAAGCGCATTGATATCAACCTGAGATGATGACCCAGCCTGATTGAGCGCGTCCTTGGCGTTCTTGTTCTGATTGTAGGCGCTATAGAGTCCAGTTGCGGCCCCGATTACGCCAAATGTGATTGCTGAAGTCATTAGGTTATTTTATGGAATCCCTGATATTTTGCGCCTGACGGGCTACGGACTGTGCCTGCCTATAATCTACGGTAATCTCGTGACCTATGTTTATGCCTTGTGCAGCCACCAGATTTATATCACCAATCTTGGTTGCAACCAATGCGCAGTTGGGATATCTTGAGTGATTGACGTATTTGCCTCCAATGGTAATCTTTCCGCATAGATAAATGGGACAAAGAGTTGTGCCTAAATCTACGTTGTAGTTACAGAATATCCCATTGCCATGGATCGGAGAGGTACGGACGGAAACAAGATCGCCTGTTTCAAGCGGAAACGGAACGTGAGATTCAATCTTAAAGTCCTCATGCTCCATGCCTAGGTCCTTGACGGCATTGAAGTAATCTACCCTATCCAACCAGAAATCATCAACGGGACAATTGGCTATCTCGGTCGATTTCTCCCCCATCTTCTCGGCATACCTCTTGTAGGACCCACTCTTGATTATCAGGCTTTTCTCAAGCTCCTGTATGTCCGTAAGATCGGTTGGATGGACCGTAATCCACGTTATGTCAGAATGGACGAATCCGATTTTCCTTGTGAATGGCGGAGATACAAACTGGCAGGGGGCTTTTACGACAAAGATATATCCGTCTATCATCACGCTCATGCTACCCTTGGTGACGATGTTCAAGCACTCCTCGGTGTGGTTGTCTCCAATGGCAAAATGGCCTGCTGGCATGTCTATCTGGCGGGTGTAAATCCCCTTGCAGAATCCATGTATCACGGGGACCTTATTGGCACCTAGCTGAAGAACCTCGGCCTCCAGAGCCTCGATCTCCTGCATGGTGGTAAATGACCTCAAAACCTCCACCATCACCCTTTCATCGGGTGTTATCTCAAGTTCAATATCCTTAATTTCCGGCGAATTATCCATTATCCGGTTTGCTGGACAAGGTTGATGGTGAAATACCCGTTTGATAGCTTCACCGCTCCGGTATTAACCCCATCGTTGGCGGTTACGTAGCAGGCTAGGGTGTCTCCGGCAGCAGCCAAACACATGCCGGAAAATATAGGATACCACCTGCTTCCAGAAGGACTTGGAATTTGCATCCCGACCGCACAGCTTCCCACCCCGCCACTTCCGTTCTTGCCCAGATAGAATGAGAATTCTATGTCTGCCGGAACGGCTGAAACGTCTTCAATCTGGACCTCGGCGGAAACCTGATAGAGTCCGGCTACAGGACAGGTATAGTTGTTGTTGATGACGCTGAACAGGGTGTAGTCATCGAATACCTTGTTATTAAACAAAACTCGATGTGGATTTGTATCTACGTTGATATTCCCATCTCCAGCAATGTTGGCGATTACCGGGTACTTGTTCCTCGTGGCCGTGATTGCGATGTTAATCGCGCTATTCATCTGGGTTGTGGTCGAGTAGGTAAGGAATTTATCCTCATAGACCGACTTCCACGCTCCGCCCGAATAGTAATTCAAAGAGATCGCCTTTCCGGTATTATCAAGCTCTATCCAGAAAACATACTTGTTTTGATCTGGTGGAGTTGATGTTGGTGCGGCGATGTATCTAAGGCTCTCAAACTCGATGGTCTCGGGAACATATGCCCCTACCGCCGAACTCCATACGTACCACGTAATCCCGTTCTTGATCCATGGCCCAACATCCGAGGTTGGGGCAACCGATCCGGTTACAAAGAAGCTAAGTTCATCCTGAGACTCGATGGTTAGTCGAGCAACGATGGCGTCAAGGAACTCCTGTGGAGTTGCCGTGAATGGGTTAGTAAGTGGAGCAGCCCTAAATGTTACTGGAAGAGTGGTTCCTGCCATGATATTATTTGATTAAGCCCTTCCACCAGCAAGGACAGCTAATTTTTGTTATCCAACGACTAACAAATAGGGCCATTCCTGTCGAGATTTTGTTTAGCTTTTCTGCACGTTGATTGCAACTATCGCAATTCTCGAATTTGGTGCCTTTTACGAAGGGGGATAAAACCCACTTTATGAATGATCCGAGTTTCATTAGATGATTTCCCCTATTGCCCTGAAAACGTACCATTGGGCTGTTTTAAGGGCCTTTCTGTCAGCATCCTGCTGGTTTATGGATGAAAATGCGGTCTGGGTGTTGGTTGCCGTCTGTCCGGTATGGGGATTTGTTCCCGTAAATGTCTGGGTTGAGGAGTAGATTGTAAGGGATGGCTCGGTATTGAATAGCCCGGTTATTCCGCAACCATCACCCGAAACAAGCCTGTTTTCTCCTGTTTCATCAACCTCGCAAAATCCTTGATAGGCAACTGGTTCTCCTTGGGCGAACAGACGGTATGCGCTGATCCCGGCTATTCCCGACCAAGAGATAAGAAGTGAGAACATCTTGTCGTTAAGCCCCCTCCTATCAGATTCGATACATGATGCGTTGCAATCACTTGGATCACTTCCATCCTGCGATAGCACTATACGGGTTTGGGACCTGCTTCCGGACAATAGGGCGGCATCGGTCCCGTATTCCTGATCCGAGTAGATTTGACCAATAACCGAGTCTATGTCCTTTCTGAGTATGGTCTGGAAGGTTCCCTTGAACCCAGCGGCGGCTGACATAATTGCGGTGGGACCTTTGATCTCAACCATTTCAATCTCGGCATACCTGAACTTCTTGTAGTCCCGGTTTTCAAATAGGTGCTGGCGGGTCTTGACGTAGGACGTAATAGGAACCCCATTGTCGGTCTTGTCGGGCAAACAAATCTCCCAAGCCCTGTTGATACCATCTCCGTCCAAAGAGGCTAGGAAGACCCTTTCTTGGCTGTCTATGATGCCTCTGGCGAACTCGATTGGTCTCCACCCAGTCCAGTAACCGGGCCATGAGTTGGCGTTCTGCTCAAAAGCCGCCTGATCCAACACGTGCAGGTGGGTATTGATCTTATGGCCGCTAGGAAGGGCCTGAAACAGGAAGTTCTCAAGATATGATCCACAAACACCAGTAAGGTCGTAACTTAGGTTCTGCTTAAGCTTAATCATCTCATTGTCCTGAATATCCATTCGAGACGTGATGTTCAGCTGAAGGGCGCTGTTTTGGTTAACCAATCCTCTTGGCGTGTACCACCATAGCAACCCATACTGCTGGACAAGGGACCTTGGGGCGATACATCCGATGTTTGGCAGGGTTGTCTGCTGGAAATTAGGCGTGACTGCCCACTTTGTCCTGTCCTGAATGGATGTCTCCAAGAATACCCCGACATCAGGAGTAAAGCAGATGATGCCCTGACGGTCGGTTGTCTCAATGATGCCGGTGCATGGACCCGGAAGGTAGAATGAACGAGCTTCGTTGAGATATTGGGATTCGGTGAACTTAAGCGGATTTCCGATATCAGAGGCGAAGATTTGGGACTTTCTTGACACCCAAAGGCGGTTGTTTGACCAGATCATCCACAGCCCTACAGGGGTTCCGTCTTTTCCATCAACCGTGAACTCCGAATTAGACGGAGTGGGATCGATATGGGCGTTATTGGTTCCATCCCAATAGGCAGCCCTAGTGACCCCATCCTGCATCATCAAAACCGAGATTGGAATATCCAGATTCTTCAAAGCCCCACCAGCATCATAGTAGGTTGACTGGATGGTCGTGGACCAAGCGATGTATTTTGAGTATTTGCTAAATTGGATATTGGCCAGCTGGGTGTAAGTCCTAAATGGAGAGGTTGACGCATAAACCTTTCCATCGACACAGAACACAAGATTAGGAACCCCATTTGATGGCTTGAACAGGGTTATTCCCTGAACGTTCCCGGCTGGCATGTCGAACAGAACCCTCGATCCGGGTCTGGTCATGGCAATCCCACCCCTATTTATGATGTTGAATCCCTCAACATATTCTCCGGGTCCAAGCTTTGAGGCAGACGTGTACCCATCCATCCCTAAAACGAACGTGTCATCTCCCGCGACTTGGATTGGAATATCTGCCATATTAGTAATGGAGCCACAAATCGTCACGAAGGTATTCAGCCCCGCCCTTACCGTCGGAGAAGATTACCTGAGGCGCGCTGATTCCGGGTGGACGAAGCGACTCGGATTCGTTGGAAAGAAGCCTCATTCCCTCTGTTTCGTAGGATTTTGCCTGTTCGATCTGGTTGTCAAACCTGAACTTAACTGCCTTGAGAAGGAGCAAAAGCGCCTCTCTGTTCTCGATGTTGATCCAATCTCCAAGTCCCTTTACCTCAAGGTCCTTCTTGCGGTATTTGATCCTCAACCAAGACCTATTTGGAGCCCTGAGCCTCCTGTAGGATGGGGTTGTCTCCCAAGGTAGGTAGTAACCGATCTGGGCTACCGATTTAGAGGTGTCATTCTGGTCAACGGCGACAAGCCTGATGAATCCGTTCGTCGGGTTTTTGTGAATCTTGTCGATCCTTGCGATTGCGGGAGCGTTTGGGTTGACGTTGACGAATCCATAGATGGTTGGAACGATAAACCCATCTTCAAGAATTCCGCCCGTTCCTGCGGTATAAATCCTCTTGCCATCGGAGTCCCATCCGTAAACCCTGAGTTCAGCAGCTGATCCATCTTGTGGGTTTTCGGTTATTGCCACAAGCTTTACTGGGTGATGCGGGTCTCGGTACGTAACAACAGGACCAAGCTCGTCCGTGTAGCCCCAAGGCTCCGAGAATTGGGTCCCCGGACCATTAACGTGGTATTGGAACCATTGGTCGCGCAGCAGGGTTGGGAATCCTCCGTTATTGACACCCATTACCGTTCCAACATCAGCAGGAAGAGTAACGCATCCATCACACACGCAGATATCCATCTGACCTATGTTCCAATCGTTCCCCTTTGATTGGTTATTTGCCAGCCTGATGGCATCAGTCATCCTGCGAAACATCTCATCATTCTGACACTTTCCTAGGACGTTTTTAACGTCCGACATCAGGGTTGAATCTACGTACATGTGGTTGTATTATTCGCTAAATGCGATGTAAACCGTCCTTCCGTTGAGTTTAAGGGACATCATGGCGGAGGCTGTTCCGGTGCCTAGGGCGACCTCTCCGGCGGCGACATTCAGACATGATCCAGAACCAACATTACAGAAGATGTCTCCGGGACCAATAAGAGAGCTTCCCGTCTGGAGCAAGATGTTCTTGCTGTTCCCCATGGAGATACCATTTCTTGAGATAGTGAAGGCTCCGGTGTTATCTCCGATGAAAGGAGGAAGCGCTCCGGCTCCGTTTCCATTGATCTGGATAAAATCAGAGGTGAATGAACCAGAACCGAACACCTTGATCCAAGGATTCGTTCCGTCGCCCACAAACGAAATCTTGGCCGTTGGGGAACCTATCCTTAGTCCGGTTGAATCAATTGTTACGGCCCCGAATCCCGATCCTACATTTATGCTTGCTGAAGCAGTTAGCGATCCAGCCGTAATTGTGCCCATGTCGGCTCTCAGCGCGGAAAGCGTGGTTCCAAACAGCCTGTCCCCCGTGATGGTTCCAGCCTGAATATTACCAGCCAAGATAGTCCCAGAGGCGATCTGGGTGGCGGTGATGGTTCCAGACAAAATCTTGGTTGCAGTTACTGCTCCGGCAGCGAGTTCTGATGTGCTAACGGCTGCTGCCGCGATCTTACCGGCGATAACCGAATTAGCGGCCAGTTCATTTGACGTTACCGCTCCAGCGACAAGCTTGGCCGTGGTTACGGAACCAGAGTTAAGCTCATTGGAGGTGATTGCGTTGGCTGCGATCTTTGCTGTAACAACCGATCCAGCCGCAAGCTTTGCGGTTGAGATGGATGAGTCTGTTATCTGGGTGGTGGTGATCTGGCCAGTAAGTTTGGCCGCAGCAAGGTCTGCAATCTGGGCGTTCGTGATGTTTCCGGTGATATCCACCGCAGGAACCGATGCCGTCCAGAACGAGTTTCCGG